TGACATTTCAACTTTATGTGCTATACTTAGTAATATAGTTAATTTAATATACTAATAATATATTACTCTCTCTTAGAGAGAGAGTATTATTATATATATAATAATAATATATAGATATTAAACCTAACCTTTATATATATAGTCTACAGCGGGGTGGAGCATTCCGGCAGCTCAGCTGGCTCATAACCAGCAGGTCGCAGGTTCGAATCCTGCTCCCGCTACCAATGCAAAATGTGCTTGAGGCCAATTTTTCGGTCAGAAATCGAATCACTTGGGAAAGGGAAAAAGGAGACGAGTACCGATTCGACAATGAAAATATTAATTGCTTGTGAAACGAGCGGAGTAGTGCGCGAAGCATTCGCTCGAATCGACGACGATACTACCTATTCCGTCTAGTGGTCGTTGGGATAATCAAACGCCAAGCGGGCAAAATAAGTTGGGGCCGTCACCTGATCGGTGGAAAATCCGAAGCAAAACATATGACGGAATCGCTCAAGCAATGGTCGGTCAGTGGGGATAAGGCGGAGGGCCTTTTCCCAGGCACACGTTAGCTTCTATACAAAAAAAGACGCGCTAAAGCTTGACTTATCTATAACTCTATGCTATAATTACAGGGGAGCACGTTATGAACTAGGTTAGGATTGACTAAACCTCTCTACAAGAAAGATACCACCTTTATAACTCCTTCAGGACACATAGTAGAGTTCCTACAAAATGTGTTTCATGGAGATAGAGTTAACGAAGGTCAATGTCTTATAGATTCTAAACCAGTTAAACATGATGACTTAATACCAAAGTGGTTTCACGAAGAAGTAATTAAAGGCTAAGTGTTATCTTCATCAGAAAAACTATCTAACCTCCCCTTACTACTCTTCACATGGGCAGACCCAACCACAGAGAACACTGGGTGGTTCGAAATAGAAGATATAGATAATCTAGAAGCTACTACAGTCTACACTCCAGGGTGGTTAGTAAAAGAAGACTCTAAGAATTACTACATAATCCAAAGTATAGGTGAACATAAGGATATCTATCAGCCTATGACAGATGGTGTAATACCAAAAGGGTGTGTAGTATCAATAACTCACCTAAAATGGAGTGATGAATGGAAACTACCACCCAATCTAACCAAGAGATAAAGAGTGTGTTTGGTGGAGAACCAAACAAAGAGGCAATCCTCCACACTCCGCCCCCTCCACCAGCTAAGGCGGGACGCCCTAAAGGCTCCAAAGGAGCTAAAACACTCCTCAAAGAGCGAATGGTCGATAAATCTGAGCAACGACTGCTTAGAGACCTCCACAAAGTAGTAGATATTGTAGTAGAGAAGGCTCAAGAGGGTGATTTGACTGCATGTAAGATGGTTTTTGATAGATTCTTCCCAGTTGCTAAGCAAACGGACGGAACTAAGGAAGATACTAAGAAAGTTATCAACATTGTAGTGCAAACAGCTGGTGGTGGTGAGGTAAATGTAACTAACAGCTCTAAAAAGAAGAAGAAAGCTGATATTGTAGAAGCAGAGTATGAGGAAGTATCCAATGAGTGACCTTACCAGACAAGGAGGAGTCCTAATTACTCCTAAGAAACAGACTGATTCCTTTATAGCTGAGGTCTGGAAGAAGGAAGCATCTAAGTGTTTTGAGGCTAGTAGTTGGTTTGTCGATGAACTCAAGCTGCAAGAGCTACGAAGGTCTGTAAATGGCTAGTAATGGTCTAGAAAACCCCTTCTTTGAAGAGGAACCAAGAGATTTCGATAACTCTGTGGAGGGTTGGGCGCACAACACCTTAAACAGTGCAGTTTACGACCCAACTGGAACAGCAGACTCTATTTGGCAGGGTTTCAAGCTGATGGGTACGGAGACTATGGAGATGATATCCAAAGTCAATGATGCAGTGAATTCCTCCTGGGCGCGTAGACACCCTGAGATTGTCAAGAGGGCAGCTGCAAACATCGCACAGCAGAGGACCAGAGCTGCGGAATCTGTGAACCCAGGTGCAGCTACGATAGCTGAGGTTACTGGACCGCCTGTAAGTGCTCCACTTGGGTTAGCAGCCAAGGGGATAAAATTAGCTCAGATCCTACCCCCTCTCTACCTAGCGAGGTTAGCTGATAAGGGAGATGAGGGAGTTATAGCAGCTAGGGAATTCTTCTTCCAAGAGCGAGCGAAAGGAAGACCAGACTCAGCTATAGAGCGGGATATGCAAGAGAAATTCGATATCTCGATAACCTCAGACCCAGAGGCTACATATGTAGGTGGTAGAGCAGCAGACGACCCGGAGTACCCTAACACTAAGCCGGGGCACCTCCCTTACGTAGGGTACACAAATAAGGGCAGCACTATAGAGGAGGGAGGTCTGTACGCGGAGGTCTTCGGTAACCGAGGGTCTTATATCATGAAGAACGCAGACCAGCTAATCGACCTCAAACTCTACAAAGACGCAGACCCAGAGCTTTTCGGCAACATGAAGGTGCAAGTGGGACCAGACATAACAACCTACGCAGCTTACGACCACAGCACTAACACTATACTCTTCAACTCCAAGAGGTATCAGCAGGACGCTACGGCCTTCGGACCTAAAGTAGCCCAAGAGCGTCTAATGAGTTCCTTAGAGCATGAGCTATTCCACGCTATTCAGGGGAAATACTACTTCGGTAAGGGAGGGTCGTCAGCCGAGGCCGGCAGGATGCTCGATAGAGCAGCGACCTTAATTAGGGAGAAGAAGCATTTGGGGCTTCCAGTTGAGGACTACAAGGCACTACAGGACTCTACGGAGATGGTGTCTAAGCGTTTGGTAGAGTACACCAAAGCAGACGTAATGCAGCAGTCCAACAACATTATAAACTCTACTACAGATGTAGGAAAGAGGACCGCATTACTGGAGCTGCAAGGGAAGATAGTAGGGGCTAAGTCTAGAGATGAACTCCTGCAACTAGAGAAGGAGTGGAGAAGACTAACTCCAGAGAGTATGTCTACTTGGGCCACTGACAATATGTTCTACACAGCAGTAGCGAAGGTGTACAACACCAGAGCATATGAGACTTTCGTAGGGGAGAGGTCTTCTTTTCTCCTAGAGAGCAACATGAGGCTCCTAAAAGACCCTGCAATGAGGGATAAGACCTACGGAGAACTCGGTCGGTACCTCGCGCACAGAGTAGTGTCCAAGGACTCAGCCGAATGGATGGAACTGCTCAGAAGTGAGGTAAATAAGCACTCTGGTAGCTTCTTCGGCGCACATTGACCAAGAGAGCGCCCCTTAAATAGAGGATATGAAGATGGATAACTTCCTACTACAGGCTCAGACAAATGAAGAGCTTGCGTTAAGGCGTCTGAGACGACTAGAGCAGCTCCAGTCACTGTATATGCCTAGAGCAATTTCCGATTCGTCTCGTGGACGCGGGACGTATCATCCGACGGGGCGCAGCTTCTTTGAGAGTAAACTACGAAACAAGGCGCAGTATAAATCTTCTTCTGAGTATATTAAAAATAAGTTAGGAATAAATACGTCAGAAAAATTAGCTAACTTTAACAATTTCTTCATTAACTTAGCTATAGTAGAGTCTAACAATAGAAATTTACCTTCTTCAAAAGGGCATAATGCTGCTGGAGTTTATCAGTTTATGAGCAATAATGGGAAAGATGGAGGGTTTATAGGTAGTTCTTTACACAGTGCTTTAAATCGTCTTACTACAACCTACGCTAAAATGAATAAGAAACTTCCTCCTAGATTTAAAGAGATCTACAAAAGTAAGGATGTTACTAAGCTAAGTGAAGCAGATCAAAAGGAATTAGTAATGGCTGACCTCTATGAGCGTAAAGGTACTGATCCTATTCTAAAAAATATAGCCGCTGGTGACTCAAAGTCAGCTTTTACTTTATATAGCGATATACATCTTACCTCTGCTGGAGCCGGTCAGATTGCCAAGCGTGAGAATAACACACAATATGAAAAAGTTAGTGAGCTATTTAAAAAGAATATGAAGCAATTAGGCGCTGGTGGTCTCACCACGGCACAGGGCGCGGGCCTCGGCGCTACACCAGCCCAAGCAACTGGGTATAGGTCAAAACCTTAGAATACAATGAACTAGAGCACCGAAAGATGGAGTTATTCTATCTAAAGGAATTTTACCCTCTAGACGATATTGAAGCTATTAAAAAGAGGATATAACGATGAGTAAAAATGCACAGCAAACCAACGATGGTCAGAACAACGAGATTGCCGGTAAGTGGAATAACCGCGCAGTGAGTGATAAGGGTGGTGTAGGCCACATTCAAGGTGGAGAGGTTGGTAATCGTCCTGCATCTGACGGGACCAAAAATAAAAGAAGTTAATGGTCTTAGGGGCTAAGTTCTGGGTAGAACGCTGCTCTAAGGGAGGTTCGGGTGAGCCACAACTCCTTGCAGAGGGGAGGATTCAAAACCCTCCAGCCCCATTTAATACATAGTGGACCTCTCCTTCGCCCTCCACGACGCCCAAATGGAGGTCTTCACAGACCCTACTAGGTTCAAAGTCGTCAGTGCTGGTAGACGCTTCGGGAAGTCGTATCTTTCTGCTGTTACGCTTCTAGTGGAGGGATTGAAGGAGACTAACACATACGGATATAAGTTAGGACCTGAGAGGGTAGTATACTACGTAGCCCCAACCTTCAACCAGGCTAAAGACATCATTTGGAAGATGATGAAAGAATTGGGGCAAGGAGCCATCGAGAGTACGTTAGAGAACACTGGTGTAATCAGACTCATAAACGGTAGAGAGATTCACATCAAAGGAAGTGACAGGCCAGACTCGCTGCGGGGCGTTGGGTTGTCTTACGTCGTTCTCGATGAATATGCTAGTATGAAACCAGCTACTTGGGAAGAGATTCTTAGACCTACTTTGACAGACGTAAAAGCTGGGGCCTTATTCATAGGCACCCCAGCTGGTAAGAATCATTTCTACAAGTTGTTTAAAAGTGCTGAGAAAAACCCAAACCTAAAGAGTTGGAGTTTTGAGTCTATAGATAATCCATTTCTTCCAAAAGAAGAAATAGAAGAGGCTAGAGACACGATGTCAAAAGCAGTGTTTCTCCAAGAGTACAAAGCTTCGTTTTCGGTACAAGGAGGCAGCACCTTAAACCCAGAGTTGATGAAGGAAACTTCTGAACCATCCGAAGGGTCGTTCTACATGGCAGTTGACCCAGCTGGATACCAAGAAGTAGCGGCGAGCGCTAGGAGTGCCTTCTCGCACCTCGATGAGTGCGCCGTAGCAGTAGTCAAAGTGAGTGACAGAGGGTGGTGGGTAGCAGATATCATACATGGACGCTGGGGAGTTAGAGAAACAGCGTTGAAGATACTGCGTACTGCACAACAATACCAACCTCTGTCAGTGGGTATAGAGAAGGGTTCGTTGAAGAATGCGTTGATGCCCTACCTCCAAGACTACATGGCTAAACTAAATACCTTCCCAAGGATTGAGGAAGTAACCCACGGCGGGCAGAAGAAAGTTGAGAGAATAGTGTGGGCTTTACAAGGTAGATTAGAACATGGAAGACTTACCTTCAACGAGGATAAAGATTGGGAGGCAGTATATGAGCAAATGTCAGATTTCCCTAACCCCTTAGCCCACGATGATCTCCTAGACGCCTTAGCGTACATTGACCAAGTAGGTGACGCTATTTACCACCAAGAGGTGATAATAGATGACCCCTACGCAGATATTCTCGATGAAGTGGCAGGATTCTAATATATGACACAGCTAGACGTAGCACAACGAAAAGACCAAGCAACAGACCTAGCATCTTGGATATACCCAAAAGTAGAACTTTGGGAGCAGTGGCGCGACAACAACTACAAAGAGAGGTGGAACTCTTACTACAGGAGTTACAGGGGTACTTGGATAGGGTCTGATAAAAACAACGAAGCTGAGAAGTCTCGTATTATCACACCTGAGCTAGCCACAGCTGTAGAGACTATGGTGTCTGAGTTAGAGGAAGCTACGTTTATCAGAGAACGTTGGGTATCTCTTCTAGATGACTTCGGTGACCAAAACAAAAAAGACCTAGAAGCTATGACTGAACTCCTCTTAGAGGACATGAGTCAGTGTGATATTCCTAGTGCTATTAGTGAGACGTTCTTAAATGCAGCGCTCTATGGTACTGGGATAATGAAGGTAGCAGTAGTTAAGAAGAAGATTCCAGTTTTCGACAACTACGGAAATGTCTCTTTTAAGGAGGTGTACGTAGTAGAAGCTATCCCTATATCGCCTAGAAACTTCGTTATTGAGCCTTCAGCTAACTCTATTAACTCAGCTTTAGGGTGTGCTCACATATGTAGAGTACCAGTATCTGAGGTGCAGCGTAGACGTTCTGATGGTACCTATAGAGCAGACACCCCCTTGGCTGAGTATGGAGAGACTATAGAGGACACCTACTCTTTAGGTGAGTTAGCTATGATAGCGGGTGAAGATGGTAATGGCTGTAAGATTACAGAATGGCATGGGTTAGTTCCTAAGGAGTTCTTAGAAGCCTACACTAGAGGTATCCCAAAAAGTGAGTTTGTAGATATCTTAGGGAAAGACGGTGAGGGAACTTTAGATACCACAGTAGATGGGCACGACGACTATAAAGTACAAGAGCTAGTAGAGGCCGTAGTTACTTTAGTAAATGACAACCACGTAGTCAAAGCAGTAGCTAATCCTTTCACTATGGGTGATAGGTCTATCGTAGCGTACCAACACGATACGGTTCCTAACCGCTTCTGGGGTAGGGGAGTGTGTGAGAAGGGGTACAACCCAGCTAAAGCCTTAGAGGCAGAGACTAGAGCTAGAATAGACTCGTTAAAACTCTCTACGTATCCTATGATGGCTATCGATGCTACCAAAGTACCCAGGGGAGAGAAGTTTGGTGTTAGAGCTGGTAGAACTATTCTAACTAGAGGTAATCCAGCTGAGACCTTAATGCCTATTAAGTTTCCTCCCCCAGACCCACATACGTTTCAGCAGAGTGGGGAACTTAGGGAGATGCTACAGCGAGGCACAGGAGCGTATGACCTCCCAGGGCAGATGCAGAACGCTAACCGCATGGCAGCTACATCTATGTCTATGGTGGTTGGTTCTATGATAAAGCGTAGTAAGCGTACTTTATATAACATAGAGAGGCAGCTACTACGTCCGTTGGTGCAGAAAGTATTATGGCGGTATATGCAGTTCGACCCTGAGAGGTACCCAGCCAAAGACTACAAGTTTAACGTCAAAGGTACTATGGGAATTATGGCACGAGAGTTTGAGCAGGGGCAGATGGTCTCGCTTCTCTCTACTGTCCCAGGGGAGTCTCCAGCTTTTTGGATGCTCATGAAGGGTATCTACGAGACTTCCTCTATTGAGGATAGACAGCAGATGATTGAGTACGCCGAGCAGATGCTTCAGAAGTCCTTAAAGCCTCCTCCTCCTGACCCAGAGTTGGAGCATAAGAAGGCTGAACTCCAATTTAGGGTGCAGGAGCACCAAGATAAGATGAACGTAGAGGCTCGTAAACTTCAGCATAGAGATATAGAGATTAGCGCTGAGGCTCGTAGAGACGAGGGTGAAGGACGTATGCAGACAGCTACATCAGTGTTACAACTCGTTAGAGCCGAGACTGAGAAGATGTCTACTCAGAGTAAGTCCTTAATGGAGGTTGCTAAAGCATACGAAACTAAGGAGAGCGTAAGACTCAAAGAGTATGAGTTAGCCCTAGAAGAGATTAAGATAGCTATGGAAGCAGCTATGAAAAAAGCTGCTGATAGTGCAGCGAGTGCTGCCAAAGAGTATACTACCAAAGCAGCTCCACAACAGGTCCTACAGTTCCCGGAGATGAAGAGTGATAGCCAGAAGAGTGCAGAAGCTGACGCTGAGAAGCAGAAGACTGAAGCTTTAATGAGCTACATACAAGATACCATAGCTGGGTCTATGCCCAAAGAAAATAATAAGCTAACTGACCAGCAAATCTCTAAGATGATTGAGATAGTTAACATGGAGTCAGCTGGTGAACGTAAGCAGGTAATGGAGTCCTTAAATGCTATGCAGCAACAGATGGCTCAAGGAGGAGGAGGTGGACCACAAGGCGGACAACCCCCACAAAACCTCGCTAACGCTACCCAGAGGGACCCTAAGTCCGGGCCAGTCAACCCAATAGTAGGGAAGCCTGTGACTAGAGATGGTCAAGGTAGACTACCAGGTGTTACGTAACGTGCCCGACGTAACTGTAACATCTGGTGTATTAGGCGGCGGTTTTATTGCTGGTATCTTGGGGTGGTTTGGGAAGAGACAGCTTGCCCGTATAGATAGTTTAGAGAAGTACAGTGCGGATAAAAAAGACCTCGACCACATGACTACTACTATTATGGACCACATTACTACTACAAACATTGATACTAAGACTGAGTTATCTAGAACTAATGACCGAATAGATACTATGCTTTTGCGCAGGGAAAATAGAGATTGATGGGAGAAGATTATGTTTACATCACTAGACAAAGCAATTGTGGCTCTCTTGGGAAGTTTTATCTTCATAGGAGGCTACTTCGGGCTAGACCTAGAGTTCTTAGGAGGACTAGCTGAACCAGTTGTAGCAGTAGCTACAGCGTTGTTAGTATACTTCGTTCCAAATAAGTGACAGGAGAAGTAGCATTTACTGGACTGTTTATTCTAGCCCTACTAGCAATAGGGTGGAAGGTAAAGAGCTACTTTGATAAGGCGGCCAAAGAAGCGGCCAAAGTTCGCATGGAAAAGAAGCTTGAAGAGATTGAACGTGCTGTTAACGACCTTAACCGCGATGCTCTTGTTGCAGGGGTGCGTGGCCCTAGAAGTGGTCAGAACGGGAGCTAGCTTGGGTTCCTTATACTTCTCTCATCAAGTTTACGTAGCCTCTGACTGTGATTGGGTAAAACCTATTTATTTAGAAGGGAGTGTAGAAGGCATGACAGATAAAGATTTAAGGGGGATAGTTGTACACAACGAAGCGTATCGGGAATTTTGTAACTAATGACTATTTTTCTAATTGGGATGTGGTTTGGATGATACGTGCCTTTGCTCAGGCAGTAATTGCTTAATGATTGAAGACGACGAATACAACGATAACTACCTAGACCTCTTTATTACTGAGGGGTGGAAGCAGTTCATTGAGGATAATCAATTTATTTTAGAATCTCTTGACCTCAAAGAAGCTAAGAACTGGGACGACCACTTAATCATTAAGACTGAGATAGAGATAAGAGAACGTATCTCCGCTTTTGAGGGAGATATCCGAGATGCGATTAACAATCAGAACATCGAGGAAGAAGAATATGATGATGTATGAATACCTATGTGAAGAACATGGGAAGTTTGAGGCTTTCTCGGATATAGCCACGAGGAAGGAACCTAGAGAATGCCCCATATGTGGGGAATTGGCTACATACGCTATTAGTATGCCTAGAAGTAAGCTAGAGGGGATATCAGGTGATTTCCCTACAGCCTACGATAAGTGGACTAGAGCACACGAAGTAGGGGCTAAACAACCCTCCCATTGGTTAGGCGAGTAATCGCCGACGTTAGGAGAGTAGTTCCCTTACGTACTCCACAATCCTTCTAATATAATTAGATAGGGACGGAAAAGAGGAAGCACAATATGTCAGACGAAGCAACACAAGCGGTACAACCTCCGCAAGATTCTTTGGATAAAGCAATCCCAGAGCTTCCAGCAGAGACACCCACAGAACCTACCACTACTGAGCCTGATAAGTTTAGCGGTAAGAGTAGAGATGATATTATAAACTCATACTCTGAGCTAGAGAAGAGGTTTGGACAGCAGGGAGGGGAATTGGGACAACTGCGTAAGGTCACAGATGACTACATTAAATCATCTGAGGCTATTAATAATGTTGCACCACCGCCTACATACGCTCCACAACAACAACCACAACAGCAGCCTATCGAAGAAGAGTCTTTTGACTACATCTCTGAGCCAGAGAAAGCTGTTCAGTCGCAGATTAACAAAGCCTTAGGGCCAATGCAGGCTGAACTAGGTTCTCTTAGAGCAGAGAAGATGGGAGCTAAGCTACAGCAAGCTCATCCAGACTACATGGACGTTGTGCAGAACACTGAATTTCAACAGTGGGTTACACAGTCTCCTATGAGAGTTGAGATGCTTGCTAGAGCAGATAGACAGTACGACTATAACTCAGCTGATGAGTTGTTCTCTACTTGGAAAGTGGTAAGGGGAGCGCAAGCTCCTACTACACCCTCTGACGAAGAGTTTAGAAACGCTTCATTAGAGATAAGTAACGCTGTCCAAGACGAGGAAGCTCCTAAGAAGTTGTATCGTAGAGCTGACATTGTAGAACTTAAGACTAAAAACCCTGCTAGGTATCAGGCTTTAGCTGAGGAGATTCAGCAAGCCTACGTAGAGGGACGAGTTCGGTAGACTAACCGTCTATATCAATTAATTAAAGGAAACATACTATGAGTACTAATGCTTATCCGCCTAGCGGAACAGCTAGTCATGTAACTGGCGCTACTTCGGTAGACAATTATATCCCTGAACTTTGGGCCGACGAGATTATCGCTGGCTTTAAGTCCAACCTCGTTCTTGCGAACTTGGTCTCCACTATCCCGCACACGGGCAAGAAGGGTGATACTATTCATATCCCCAACCCGACCCGTGACGACGCCAATGAGAAGTCTGAGGCTACTGGCGTAACGGTTATCAGTAACGTTGAAGGTAACAAAGACGTTGCGATTGACCAGCATTGGGAGTACTCTCGTTTGATTGAGGACTTCGCTAATGTGCAGGCTAACCCCGTGTTCCGTGGCTTTTACACGGATGACGCTGGCTACGCGCTTGCTCAGCGGGTTGACCGTGAGCTTTGGATGGAGACAACTCTCCTCAACGGTGGTGCGAGTCCTGCCGCTGCTACCCTCTTTGAGACTGGGTACATTGGTGGTGACGGCTCCACGCTGTATGCCAATACCACTCCGGGCAATGGTACCACCTTGACTGATGCTGGTATTCGTACCTTGATTCAGCGTCTTGACGATGCAGACGTTCCTATGAGTGAACGTTCTATTGTCATTCCTCCGGTTGAGAAGAAGACCTTAACGGGCATTCCTCGCTTCACGGAGCAGGCGTTTGTTGGTGAGGGTGGGGCAGGCAACACTATCCGTAACGGGTATGTTGGTGAACTCTACGGTGCAATAGTCTACGTTACGACTAACTGCCCGTATATCCACGTTAATGACCAGACGAGTACTGCGTCAGTTAACTTCAGCTCTACGGACTTAGCTGAAGGTTCGGCTGCGTATGTCGATGAGTATGGTCTTACGGTTGACTGGACGACTGGTACGGTTACCTCGGATATCTTCCGGGCGTGTCTGCTCCTCCATAAGTCGGCTCTCGTGCATATTCCGCAGATGGGTGTTCGCACTCAGACGCAGTATAAGCAAGAGTACTTAGCTGACCTCTTCACCGCCGATGTTATCTTCGGTACTGGGGAACTGCGTGACGACGCTGGTGTGGTATTCGTAGTACCTAACTAAGCAGTAAACTGAGAGTGTTGGGGAGGATTTCCTCCCCTCTCTCTCTACCGTTTAATTCCTGAGGAACATTATTATGGCTAATACAGCAACAGTTGTAGTCAACAAAAGCTCTGGTGCTAGGGAGCAGCTTCATGGCATGTTCTCACATATGTACTTTGCGACTATAACTATAACAAACAACGACGCCATTGCGCTAACGGATACTGCTACCTTCGCGGTAACAGTGACTGGAGCTGCTCTAGGTGACATGGTTTTATTTGGTATAAACAACGACCTAAGTGATGGTACTGACCAAGGGTCCATGACAGCCGTAGTGACAGCAGCTGACACAGTTGCACTACGAGTCCTGGCTGATAAGGGTGAGTACGCTGCTGATGACTTGAATAATTCAATCACTAAGATAGCAGTTCTTAGGCCCAACTGGTAGTAGTTTCAGGATAAATTATGCTTATTAAAATCCCTGATGGCCCAGACCTAGACGTACAGAAATACCACATCGATGAGATGTTTAAGTTCTATAGTATACCATATGAGTATATAGATGAGGAACCTTTAGATGCCAAACGCAGTGACATTCTTACAGGCGATAAACAGAGTTTTGGTAAAACTTCGGGAAGACGAAGTAAGCGACCTAACGACAGCTAATTCTTACCAGAAACTCGTTGCTGCCTTCGTCAATGAGGCTAAGGAAGACGTAGAGAATGCTTGGAAGTGGAATAGTTTACAAGCGGATGGATACCACGGTTTTAACACCACTGCAGGTACGTCTACTGAAGTCCTCTCAGGGGTAGGGCAGGAGTTCACAATTGAGGCAGTATTAAACTCTACTAACAACGTGTGGATGAGAGGACCTATGCCTAACTGGAAGATTAACCAGTGGGCTAACATATCTGGCAGTAGAGGTACTCCTCTCTGGTGGGATATATCTGGAGTAGACTCTTCTGATGACCCTATATTCAGGTTTTGGCCTGCCCCGGACGGTGTGTACTCTCTGAGGGTGTACTCTAGACATAGACAAGTCTATCTAGATACAGCAACCCCCGCACACTCCTCTACTGTTATTAGAGTACCTTGGAAACCAGTGGTGTTTGGTGCCTACTACAGAGCAGTGTCAGAGCGTGGGGAGGACGGTGGACAGATATATGATGAGTCAGTTAAAGCGTATGATGTAGCTCTGTCAGACGCAATAGCTCTAGACTCTACCTTAGGTCATATGCCAACTGACTTCCACAACGATGACCTAAACCTAAAAAGTGATGGTTACATAGGTCTACCTTAAAGTATGCCTAGCCCCCCTCTTATCCCGTTAACCCTGCAAGCGCCTGGGCATAAGGGGCTTATTACTAAGCACTCAGACCTAGCGTTAGATGGTGGTTGGGCTACCACCCTAGATAACGCTGTGTTTGATAGATCAGGAAGAGTTACCTCTAGGAAGGGGTACGAAGAGTTATCATCCAGCACTGACTACACTAGCAATGCTCCTACCCAGATGCACATATTTGAGCATAATACTGGGTCTACAGTTATCACCTCTGGGCTAGACAGTGCTACACATAGGATTTACAGTGGTACGTCTACCTTAACTGACCTAACTGGTACCATTACTGCAGCTACAGCATCTAACTGGAAGTTCGCTAACTTCGTAGATTCTTCTGGTAATGAGAAGATAATTGGTATGCAGACTGGACACGCTATGATTGTGTCAGATGACGGAGCTGCCTTCGCTGACGTAGTTAAGTCAGGTGGCTCAGAACCGCCCTCAGGAGACGCTTTAGCCTCATGCTTCGGGAGACTGTGGGGGGTAGACTCAGACGGCCTCACGGTCCAATATAGTGCCTTAGGAGACGAAACTGAGTGGAACACTGGAGCTGGGTCATTCAGCACTAAGGATTACTGGCCGGGCGGGTTAGACCACGTAGTAGCTATCCACCCTTGGGAAGATAAGCTCATAGTGTTTGGTCAGCATAATACCTTAGTCTACGATGGTGTAGATAATGTAGCCTCAGACTTCGTACTGTGGGATACCATAGCTGGTAACGGGTGTATAGCTAGAGATAGCGTACAGAGCATAGGGTCAGACGTAGTGTTCCTCAGTGACTCTGGATTGAGGAGTGTTAGAAAGACTATGGTAGAGGGGAAAGTCCCCTTAGCAGACTTCTCTCAGGCGGTCTTCTCAGACATTAACCTCCTAACGTCCGGCGCTACTAAGACAGATATTAAGAGCGTCTACTGCCAAGGTGAGGGGTTCTACATACTGTTCTTCGGACAGAATAACACCTCATATATGTTTAATGTCCAAAACCTAGAGCTATCTAGGAGTCTCCCAGAGAGTCAGCAGGTATCAGTATCTAAGTGGACTAGCATGGGAGTTACGTGTGCAGCATACTCTAGAGAGGAGAAGCTCTACCTAGGAGTCACAGACTCTTCTGGTAATGGTCAGGTGGCTTGGTATGCCACCTACCTCGATGGGTCAACTACGTACACCATGAGTTACGCCAGTCCTTGGATGGACCTCTCAGCAGAGCAGCAACCCGGTACTTGGAATAAGATTGTAAAGAAGATAAATGTCACTGTAGCTGGTAATAGTTCCTACATTACTACCTTAGGACTATCGTTTAACTTCAACGACGTATCTAGCACCTACAGCAGAGCAGTAGCAGCTAACACAGATACTGTATCAGAGTTTGAAGCTGCCTCTACTAACGTAGGAGCAGAGTGGGGAACAACTGAGTGGGGTGCTAGGGCTGACAGACAGGAAGTGGCTAGATACAACACCAGAGGGTACGGGCAGTTTATAAAAGTATCGTTTTCAGTACCTGTTAACGGGTATAAATTGAGTCTACAACAAATAGACCTATTCATGAAGAAGGGGAGATTAACTATATGAGTAACTACACTCCTGTTGAGGACTGGTCTGTTAAGGATGGTTTAGCATCGGGTGATGCTGATAAGACTATCTCAGGAGTAGACTTCGACGCAGAGTTTGCTGTAGTACAGACAGCTATTAACTCTAAGTTAGACCAATACAATGGAGCTAGTGCAGATACTACCTTAGGAGCTGCAGACGTTATAAGCATCTACGATGGTGCATATAAGAAGATAACGGTCGCCAATGCTAGATTGCAATTAAGCTCTGAAATAGCCACGTCGTTTAATGTCCTGCTAACCACGGACATAACAGGAAATTCAATCAGTACATGGACAACAGTAGATTCGACTTGGGGGACGGAGCGATGGGACGCTGCCGGTACCTTTTCGGGCTATAAGTGGACGCCGGGAGCTGCTGGCAAGTATTTTTTACACGCAGCAATGCCGCTCAGGGGTGCTGCAACCGACCTAGCAGCAGATACAGATTTTGGTATCAGGATTCTGCAGCGAAACAGTAGCGACACTATTCTGACCGCTCTAGCAAGTCATCAGTCAACGTCTGTCGGTGGAAATGTAGTAGCGACCGTGTCTGGCAGCATAGCCGATTCGGCGAACGATAATTACTACGAGGTGCAAGCGTATGTTACCTCAGCAAACTGGGAAACATACGCGGCCACGGGTCAGGGCGTATTTGGCGGATGGAGGATGTTTTAATGGCATCATTTAGAGATAAACTAATTCATCTTGTCGGCGAGGGTGGCTGGGAGTTAGCGCAGAACCGTAACACTGGAAACATAGACATTGAGTGGAGCCGTGCAGGTAGTCCGCCGACTAATGCAGAGGTGGATGCGGTAACAGATGCCGACGCCGACGCTACCGCGGCGACCGCAGGACTGAAGCGCGGATTTGAGTTAAGCAAAAAGGACAAGGTACTAATCAAATGGATAGCTTCTAGAACTGGAGGAGGTACTGCTTCCTCTATTAAACAAGAACTAAAGACTATCTGGAACAACACTAACTAACATGCCTATCGCCCCCTTCTCTGGGAGCTTCCTCCAGTTTGGTAATAAATCCCCATACAGCTGGGGTAACCTACCATCTGGGCGGGTAACTGCTCCTATGAGTGGCCCTCAGAGGAGTGGCTTACAGGATATAGGAGGACGCTTCTTAACCACTAATATGCCTACTAACGTAAATGAGAGGCAGGCTTGGCTAGACAACGAGAACAAGTGGTTAGCAGATAACTGGAGGAACCCTGAGTATAACCAATCTAGAGTAGACTCAGGATACTACAAGACATACCATAGATTTGATGCTAGTAAGCCATTCGCTGGTCTAATTGGGGGTAGTACTAACCCACAAGCATCAGCTAAGTATGGTGCTAACATCTACGACGCATACATGACAGACCCCAGGTACGCTGGTCATGACCGTAGGAACGACTCCTCTGAGTGGATGAGGGAGAACAACGTAGACCCTCGATGGGCTACTGACTTAGAGAAGGCAATGGCCGCTGACTTCGCATTAAGGAAGGTGCAAGGGAAGAACCAAAGAGCTAAGAGGTCCTTTGGACTCTCTGAAATAGTAGGCTTAGGTCTAACACTAGCAGCCCCCTATGTACCAGGTGGACCTTGGGTTAGCGGGGCTGTAGGTATGCTAGGTGGAGGCATATCCTCAGACTTCAAGTCCCCATTGGCTATGGCTGCTGGGGCTGCAGGAGGGTATTTTGGGGGGGGCGGCACTGTGTATGGGTGGAAACCACCCACATTGGGTCAGATGCTGAGCGGAAACTTCAACGGAGCTTCCAACATAGGCGGAGTAGCTACTGGTAGTGGTGTCCCTTGGAATATTGTGGATGATATTCCTAACTCTATGAACTATGGAGTTAGCAATATTATGTCAGCTCCCGGTATAGCAGCAGGAGGAGGAAGTATGGGTTGGTTAGGAGAGTTAGGAAAGAGTATTTGGGGTAGTGCAACTACATCAGGTGGGTTCTTAAATAACATGGCTAGTGAGGTAGGAGGAGCCTACCTAACTAATCGGTTACTAGGAAACTCACAAGATGACTACCAACGGAGGGTAAACCAACTCTCTAATGACCCAATGTATAGTAGAACTCCAGTAGATGTATATGGACCGGGTGGCTCAGGGGTATTTGGGGATGGGACAGCTAGAGCTTCCCTAAGCCCTGAATTAGCTACTCAGCTAGATAACTACTACTCTACTGCTAACAGACAGTACCAAACTGCACAGGACTTCGATAGAGCGGGCCACTCACAGGCTTACCTAGAGAACCTTCACGCGCAAGCTGCACCGGGACAAGAGGAGCAAGTAAACAGACTCTTTGACAGTCTCTATGGGTCTGGTCTACAGGGGAGCACCTTAGGTGCACAGAGAGAGGCGGAAGCAGCTAAGGCTCTGCTGGACTATAACGCTGGTATGGCTATCCAAGCAGATGCAGAGGGGTATGCTAGACAGCAAAGCTACTACAACGATTACTTCAGTACTGTTGGTAAGGCAGTAAACTTAGCTAACTCAGCTAACGTTATGCTTAACGCAGGCTCAGACTTCGGAGCAGCTCAACAGAATTATTACGGATTACAAGCACAGTTAGGGGCGGCCCAGGATAGAGCAGCGGGTGAGAGGGCATTTGGTGCTAACTTAGGAGTAGGAGCTTCTAACACCATCGAACGTTTGTTGGCTGGTTTGGGTAATCTAACCTCTTCTACCTCCAGTTCCACCCCAGTGACTGGGCTGTACCAGGCAGGTGGAGGACCGCAAAGCTACTACGGTGGAGGTGGGTACCGCGGAGGTGGTCTCACCACGGCACAGGGCGCAGGCTCTGGCGCATCATACCGCCAAGCAGCTGGGTATAGGTAACCCATACCAATCTGGCTCCTATCGCTAAACAACAACATACAGATAAGTTCCTGAGGAACATTTATGGCAAACGCACAAGTACAACCTAGCTTCTTCGCTAGTAGAACTCCTAGGGAAACTCGGCAGGCTATACAGTCTCAGGATAGAGCTGCTGATATAGAGCTAGGGAGCAAGAGCTTCACCCAATTGGGTGGAGTTATGGGTGCTCAAGCTGGTAGAATGCTAGGTAACGCAGCTGCTGGACCTGACCCTCGACAGGTTAGAGCTATGAAGATGCAGAAAGCTCAGCAGGAGGTAGATGCTTCTGGGATTGATATGCAAAGTGACCCTCAGGGGTACTACTCAGCCGTAGTAGGTTCGCTGCAGAAGCAAGGGCTAGAGGGGGAAGCTCACCAGATATATGAATTAGCTAAGGACGAGAGGTCTAAGGCTGCTACAGCTCAGCTAGAGCAGGATAAGCTTAAGCTTGATGAGGAAGAGCTTGCGTTTAGGAAAGATGAGCTTGCAAAGTCTCACCCTAACCCCCTAGTTAAAGTAGCTAGTGACCTCAATAGTGTAGTAACTGCTATGCTAGAAAGTGGGTCTGACCCAGAAGAGGTATCCAACCTCCTTAACTCCCTTAAGAATGGCGTAGCCGACCACGATGTTACTATTGACAGCATAATAGGAGGACTACCTGCTAGTAGGCAGGATTATATAGAAAGTAAGCAGTTACAGCTAGGTGCGCCAGATGAGCTTAAAGACTATGTAACTATAGTACCCCCTGACACTGACACATCCAACTCGCAGAACGTAGATAAAGTGTATGGTCACATTAACTCTCCTGCAGTTAGGCAAGCTATTGCAGATGGTGGGGTTGATTTAGACGACTTAAAGACAAATGAGATAGCTAAGCTAGAGAGGCAGTACGATAAACTAGTGGAAGCAGGAGTATCTCCAGAAAAGGCAGCGATAGCTGTATATGGTAGAGCAGGGGTAAGCATAGACTCTAAAGCTGGTGGTCTAACTACAGCTAACCGTAGTGAAATACAGAATAGGATAGTATCTAACTCAGCCCTAGCTAAACAGCTAGAGAATGTTATACCTTTAATTGGGGAGCAGACCGTAGGCTTATGGGCATCTCTTGGGGAAGAGTGGGGTGGGATAGGGCAGCAACTTCCCGTAGTTAAATCCCTTCTAAATGTCCTAGATACCCCATTCCAAGCAGACAACGTAAAGACAGCTCAGGAGGCTAGAGCTAAGTTTAGAGGCATTGTTGGTCCCTTAGCTAGGTATGTAATCTCCAACCAGGGGCGAGTGTCCAATCAGTCAGTTGAGTGGGCTAACAAAGCAGCTGCTATGTTAGAGAAAAAGACTCAGCCTGACGTAGCTAGAGCTACTATGAAAGGGCTTCTGCAAGGAGTTAGGGAAGCTATACTTTTAGACAGAGATGTGATTAGACAGGACAACGTACTATCTAGTTTTGATAATCCTGAGAATGTGGATACAGCAGCCGTGCCGGGTGGCGCAGTTGTGATAGCTACTGGTGTTGAAATGCGAGATGGTGAAAAAGTGCTTGTAGATGATGCAGGTAACGTACTAGCAAAGGTTAAACTTAAATGAATGAAAAGTTTGACCCAGAAGGAAGCGGTTATGATTATAAGACTGCAAGAGAAGATGGGCTAGCGCCAGATGAAACTGGGCATTGGCCTAGTAGGTCTCCCAAGTCAGGGCAACTTCTAAAAGGGCGAAAGCATTCGACATATCCTAAAACAGTTGCAGGGGAAGAAGCAGCGGGGTATAGAATTAGAAAAGGTGAGGATGGTAGGTACTATTCTAAAAAAGATAGTGATGCAAGTCTGCGTGAAAGAGCAGATGCGGTTGCGGCCACGTTAACTCCACAAGAACAAGGGGTTATTGATTACCACAGGGGGAACCTAAAGTTAGGGGCTACCCATAATGGTGCGCCTATGACTGCTCTTACAGTTGGCCCTAAAGTTCACACTGGCCCTCATGCAGGTAAATTC